GAGGGTATTAGATTCTATGTTTCTTTTGCTTGTTCTTACGCTTTCGCACAAAACGGTAAAATGGAAGGTAATTCAAAAATCATTTCTTTAATAAACAAAGATGAGAATTTACATTTAGGGTTTACCCAAAAACTATTAGTTGATTTAAAAACTAAAGAAGATGAGGGGTTTATGGAAATAGTGAAAGAATGTGAACCAATTGTTATCGAAATGTTTAAGAACGCAGCTGAAGAAGAAATGGAATGGGCTGAGTATTTGTTTAAAGACGGTGCTATGTTAGGTTTAAATTCAGAAATATTAAAAAGATACATGATGTTTTTAACCAACCAAAGAATGAAAGCTATTAAATTAGAACCCATCTTTGAAAGAGTAAAAAATCCAATCAATTGGATTAACGCGTGGACTACATCAGACGGTACGCAATCAGCTCCACAAGAAACTGAGATTGATTCTTATAACATTGGTTCTGTTAAATCTGATTTGAATGATATAAAATTTGATGAATTTAATTTTTAATAACTAATGAACAAAAAAACCCTCTATTTTAGAGGGTTTTTTTTATGCCTGTAACTTTACACTTTAAATTTTATTTTTTGTAGGTAAATTTCTTTGATAGATATTTATAAGTATGGCACAAAAAACTTTTCTAAATATTAATTTCCCTTTTAAGGATAGTTCTGATGGTAACTTTATTGAACTAACACAGGATTATAAAAAGGCGATTAAATCTGATTTAATGCATTTATTATTAACTAACAAGGGTGAAAGACTTTATATGCCTGATTTTGGGGCAAACATTAGACAATATTTATTTGAACCAAATGATGAAGGGGTGGCAAGCTTAATTAAGAACGAAATTAATCAGGCAGTAAAAAAATTTATACCAAATTTAAATATAACTGAATTAAGTGTCACACCATTAGAGGATAACATAAATGCGGTTATAGTTAGAATAGATTATGTTGTAACTACCGCAGCTTTACAATCAACAGATTTTGTTGAATTAGAATTATAATACCATGGCAGAAAAGAAAATAAATTATTTTGCGAGGAACTTCGCTGACGTAAGAACTGAATTAATAAGTTTTGTACAACACTTCTATCCAGATTTATATCAGGATTTTAATGATGCCTCAATAGGTAACATGTTAATAGAGTTAAATGCAGCTACAGCTGATATGTTATCATTTCATACCGACAGAATGTTTACCGAAACTCAAATTGATTATGCTCAAGAAAGAAGGTCTATAATGAATATAGCTAGAACCTTGGGTTTAAAAATACCCGGTAAAAAATCAGCGATAACTTTAGTAGACTTTTCAATAGTAGTACCTGTTTTCGGTGATAGTTTTGATGTAAAGTACATGCCTATAATAAAATATGGTGCACAAGTCGTTGGCAATGGTCAAACATATGAGACATTAAGTGATATCGATTTTTCATCACCATACTCTTCAGGTGGTATACCTAATAGATTAATAATACCTAATAGAGATAATAATAACAAAATAGTTAATTATAGTATAGTTAAAAGAGAATTAGTTTCTAATGGTGTTACAAAAATATTTAAAAAAACTATAAGCTCTAGTGATGCCGTACCTTTCTTAGAAATTATTTTACCTGATACTAATGTAATTTCGGTAGAACAAATAGTAACAAAAGAAGGTACAACTTTAACAAATAACCCAACAAACGAAGAGTTTATTAACCCAGATATACGTTGGTATGAGGTTGATTCTTTAGCTGAAGATAAAATTTTTGTTGAGGATAGTAGTAGACCCACAGATAATCAAGGTGTGAAACCTGGTAAATGGTTAGCTGTTACAAGAAAATTTTTAAAAGAATATACTGATACAGGTTTTTGTAAACTAACTTTTGGTTCAGGTTTTTCGGATAAACAATATTTAGAGAACTACACAAACGATAGTTATATATTACAAATATCAAATTATTTTAATAGTACGGCATTAGGTGAAATTCCTAAACCTAATACCACTTTATTTGTTAGATACAGAGTCGGTGGTGGGGCTTCTTCTAATATTGGGGCTAATGTGATAAATTCTTTAGGTTTTGTAGATATGTTTATTAATGGACCTAATCAACAAAACAATCAATTTGTAAGAAATTCATTAAAAGTTAACAACCCAATACCCGCTTTTGGTGGTGGTGATGAACCTTCTATTGAAGAAATTAGGTACATGACTAAATATAATTTTGCATCACAGAATAGAGCTGTAACCATAAAAGATTATATTGCAACAATATTTAAAATGCCAGGTAAGTTTGGTGTGCCTTTTAGAGCTCAGGTTGCTGAAAAACAAAATAAAATAGAGTATGTTGTTCTAGGTTTGGATGCTCAAGGTAAATTAACCAATGCTTCAACTAATACTTTAAAAGAAAATGTTGCGACTTGGTTAGCTGACTACAGGATGATTAATGATTATGTTTTAGTAAAAGACGGTAGAATAGTTAATTTAAGTTTTGGGTTGGATTTATTTACCGATAAATCTTTTAATCAAGGTGAAATAGTTAACAATGTTATTAATAAGATTAAAACTTATTTTGACATTAAAAAATGGCAAATGGGTCAAAATATCTATATGGCACAACTAATAGAACAAATTAATAGTGTTGCTGGTGTATTAAATGTTTTAGATATTAAAGTTTATAATAATGTTGGTGACAAATATTCTAGTAACACTACTTCACAAGCTTATTTAGATAACAATACAAGACAAATTGATTTAACTGACAATTATGTATTATACGGCGAGTACGATACTATGTTTGAAATAAAATACCCATCAACAGATATAAAAGTTAGGACTAAAACACAATGAGTTTAACTAGGTTTCAAAATTTAATTGGCAGTGCTAGATATAAAAAGGCTGTTAATCAAGACACCAATTTAAGTTTAGAATTAGAAAGTAAATCTAAACCACTAAATGAGTATGATATTATAGATATTGTAAATCTATATGATCTTTATTCTGATGAAAGAGAAAAATCTAGTACTTACCGATTCAACGGTAAAATCAACGTCTATACCGCCAACGTCCTATCTACTGGGGCCACAATTTATGTTAACGGTAAACCTGATGATTCTGTATGGAGTCCTATGTTTTATGGTAACCCACCTGTGTCACCTAGTAATTGGGTGATGCAGGTATTATACCCTTCAGATTCTTTATCCGACTTCCTTATAAAATATCAACCAAGTAAAACACAAAACCCACAAATCATATCTAAAGCTTATCGTGGGGTACAATATAAAAATTTTACGGCTACTGTAATAAATAATAGTAGATATCTTAGTGTCACTGGTGTACAAAATCATAATTTAAATCCCGATGATTATGTATACATTTATAGTGATCAAAATACATTACAAGGTATTTTTAGAGTTTTAAACTTAGGTGTGGACACTGATGCTAAAAAAGATTTTGTTTTAGATATAAGTTTAGATACAACATTTGTACCGACAGGCAGTCAACCCTACATATATTATAATGCATTACCAACAGGTTGGGGTAATTTTATTAAAATAAATAACCCTTCTTTTGATGATATAAATTATGTTGATCCAAAAGTTTTTACTTTTGGTACGACATCTGATATAAGTGGCAACACTTTAGGTGGTTACACGGTAAATGAGGAAAAATATTTAACGATTACCACGAATCAACCACATAATTTAAAAGTTAATAATTATGTTGATGTTAGAACTAACCCAGGAGATAATTTAAATGGTGTTTGGAAGGTTTATAATACTTTAGGTGGTACAGGATCAACAAAATTTGTTATTAGGATTGACCTAGGGATTACAACCAAAGGAACTACTGTAACACCATCAACAAACAGACAATTTAGAGTTTTAGACGGTATACCCTCTGAATATTATGTTAGAAAATTTGAAGTTTTAACATCTAACGGATACGAAGTTTACCCATGTTCTTTCAGTGTAAACATATATCCTGAAACTAAAGATATTACTTTAGGTGTTGCTAACAAAACTTGGTTATTTCACTATAATGAGGATGGGTCTGGTAAAAACCCGTATAATTGGTCTAATGTTATTTCTAATTGGGATTTTAACATAAAAAAAACCACACCATTAAATGGCATTGAAAACATATCAATAAATAACTCAACTAATATAGGGACTGTTGAAAAATCAAACCCTAGAAAAGAATATGTAGATACTGACGGGCAAATTAATTTTATACCTGGTGATAAATATATTGTAGATTTTGTGGAATTTAATCCATCTACTTTAATTGAAACACCTTTATCAACAGTAAACCATATGTTTACGGGACCTTCAACAACAGCAACAGTAGAAGGGTATTATTATAATCCCTATAAAAAATTAGAAATAAAGGCTTATTCAAGTACAATAAATGTTGCGTCAGCAAATGAAACCGTTGTCGACATACCAGAAAACTACGTTTCATATGCTGACGGTAGTATAGCTTGGAAAAATTTATTACCAATTGGTTACTCTGAGGATGGTAGTAATGCAATCGATTACCCTTTTTTAAATAACGCTAATTATTTTTATTTCGATTTTAATCTATTTGTGAGAAGACAGGGTAATACTTTAAGTGATTCTAATAGAAGAAGAAGAGATAATTTAAATTATGTATCACCAGATCAAATAAATTCTGAATGTTAATAAGATATACTATAAATAAAAAATTTGAAACTGTTACGGGCCAAACTGTAACTATATCGTCATTATCCGCTGATACGGTAAACTCTAAATACATAAACATACCCATTAATATGGAATCAATACCTTTTGATTATACTGAAGACATATCAAAAGTTGTTATACAAGAAAGAGAAAAGGCTATATATTCTAAAAAATATAAGAATAAACCTTTTGATGCAGAAACTATAAAATACACATTTCAAGATAATACAGCTAATTCTAATAATGGTTTATTATTAGAATTTAGATTTTGGGATAGTGCAACAAAATCGTACTCAACATCTTACCAAAACGCTGGAATTACTTCAGCTGACACTAGGGATAATAGTAATGCTTTTAAAAATAGTTTTTTTAAACTAAACTTTCGTAATACAAATAGTGGGGAGACAAATACAACAATTTTTTCTGAATATATAAACGTTTTTGATACATTACAACCTAAATTTTATTTTAACTCACTATATTGGTTAAGAAATGATGATTTTTTTATAGATAACAACAATAGGGTTGTTTATATGGACGCTAAGTTTTTTAATGCTAAAACTGGTAAGGTACATAGTTTTATAAACATACCTTTAAGTATACAACAAACTAACTTACCTATCACCATCGAATCTTATAGTGAACCTAATAATAGAAGTTGGAGGTCTAGTGCTATAGAAATAGTAAATCCTAGATTAAATAATGGTCGATATAATTTTAGAACTGTTTCACCATTTGGTGCTAACACTTTAACAAAGATAACAATGAGTGAATTTATTTTAAAATAATGGATTTATATAAAAGAAAAGTTAGTTATTCAGATATAGTAGGTAGGACACAGAATTTAACTGTGACCGCCTCGACTTTATATTTCCCCTTTTTTCTAACACAAAATATTTTTGATATTGGTTTATATAGTGATACGGAAAATCCTGTTTACGAAGTAGTTGATTTTTCTCGTGTTTGGAATTTTACTGGTAACACAGAAGTGGTTAGAAACTGTACTGTAACTAATAGTTGTAATGTTAGTTTTACGACAACACCGATAACAACTTATGGGGCCACAAACGGTAGTATAGTAACAACAATAAATGGGTGTGTACCACAAACTATTAGTTGGGTTGGACCCAATGGTTATACAGCGGGTAATTTAAGTACTATAAGTAATTTAAGAGCTGGAACATACACAATGAAAATAATTGATTCAAATTGTAATATCAGTTATGCGACATATGTTTTAACACAACCACAACCTTTGAGCTTTACACTTTCGACCACAAATTCACAAACAAACGCAACTATAGGTTGTAATGGTAGTGCAACAATAAACCCACAAGGTGGATTATCACCATATACTTACGCGTGGTTCCAAGGAAGTACTAATTTAGGTATAACAACTAATACGGCCACTTCTCTATGTGCCGGTTATTACACAGCACAAGTAACAGACTCAAACAACGTGATAGTATCACAATATTTTAATATAACACAACCTAGTGCGGTATCTGGAACAGTGATAACAACAACTAATATTGATTGTTTCGGTGGTAACACAGGTTCAATTAGTCTATCTGTTTCTGGTGGTATAAACTACCCTAATGGATATACAATCATTTTAACAGGACCGGTTAATCAAACATTAAACGGTATTACAAGTAATGTCACATTACAAAATTTATTGTCTGGTAATTACACTATACAAGTGTTAGATAGTGTTGGAAACAGTACAACTTTAAGTGTTAGTATAACACAACCTGTTGTATTGAGTGTTACTGCCACACATACAAATGTTGGGTGTTATGATTCTGAGGATGGTTCTTTAAATATCTCTATTGTTGGAGGTACCTCACCATATGATGTTATAATAAAATTAAATAATATACTTTATGAAAGTTCTGATAATGTCACAAGTAGTATTGTAATAAATAATTTAGATGTTGGTACTTATACTATTGAGGTTAGTGATACAGCCGGATGTACATCTACAGTAACTAAAGTCATACAACAAAAACCTAGATTTAATTTATCACAGGCATTCATTAATTCCCAAAACGGTTATGAAATACCTTGTTTTGGTGGAAGTACTGGTGTCACATTCTCGACAAGTTATACGAGTGATTCAACAACATATTCTGTTACAAACAATAACGTTAAATATTACGTCAACGGTACTTATAATCCACCAGCGGTATTATCAAACGCTACTAAAACATTGACTTTAAGTGCTGGTACATATACTATAACAGCTGTTGATAGTTATTTACCTGAATGTTCTGCAACTACAATTGTAATATTAAGACAACCACCAACCCCTCTAACAGTTAATTACGGTTTAGTTGTGGCTGAAGATAACGCAGTTGGTTGTGCTGGTTGTGGTTTCGGTGGTGCTGGTGATTGTAGACAAATAGTTTTAGATATTAATGGTGGTGTTGGACCTTATAGTGTAGTTTGGGATGACGGAACTACGGCTGATAGAATAGTTTCTACACCACATTGTTTAGGTTCTGGTTATGTTAATGTAATAATAACCGATGATAATAATTGTTCACAAACTCTATCAATATACATATAAAAAATGGTAACTGGTTATACAACTAATAAATTAGATATTGTTAAAACTTTCAGTAGAAGTCAACCATACATCTTAGGTGTTAATGGTGTTAACAATATTACTTATAGTGATCCTATTAACTTAACGGGCATTACTTCAGTTTCTTATATAATTGATGATGTAAGTTACACGACTAGATTATCTGATTTACAAACCATTTTTTCGGTAAACGGTACCGGTAATGATTTTGAACCTTATCTAAATCAACAAAATGGACAAAACACTTTCGACATAAAAGAAGAGTATAAAATGAACTTGGTTTTCCCACCAAAAGTTACTAACGACCTATTTATAGAGAGAATGGAACTTGCTGTTTTTGAAAAACATTCTAGACTTTCTGGTATAAAAAATTTAGAAAACTTAGAAATTTACAGGAACGGGTATTATCAAGTAATTAAAAAATAGTAATTAAAATGGCAACAGGAAATTTCGGTATAGTTAGACCGGCAACAGTAACACAGAATGATATGGAAATATTTTTCACATACTCACCTTCAAGAGATACACCGCCTACAATACCATTACAATCTTTATCACCCGCACAGGTCATTACAAGATTTAATCACCCAACAGCCACAAGTAATGGGATACCGTTATTCGATGGGTTATATAATTTAAAATTACCTGTTAATAATTTCTCAGCAAAAGGTATATACAATATCATAATAAAACCAAAAGAAATTAGAACAACAATATCTGATTGTGGTGTTTTATCAGCATTCCCAGATATTAAAGGTATTATTTTAGATATTAACACTTTGGGTTTACAAGACGCTAGTTCATTAATTGGTTATAGAATTGAATATTACGATGATTTTGGTTCTAAAACACCTAACTTTTTTAGGGTTATAACATCAGCTAATAGGACTGAAGCTGTAAATTCAAACCCAACAACAACTTCACAAAAATCTGTTAGGTATAGATTCAATGATAACTCTAATTTAATTTTTTGTACTCTAACACCGAGCTCAGCTCCGAATGTTAGACCCAATCAATTTCCTTTTATTGGTAGTCCCGGACAAACAATATCTATATCAAACACATTTTTTAATCCTATAAATATAGAAATAGATATGGTTGAATATGATTTAGAAACCTTGTCTTACGCTTTATATGGTAATCAAACAAAATCTATTACCGATGGTGTTTACACAATATACGACTACCAAAATCGTATTTACAAACAATACGACTTATATGACATACAAGATCAATTTACTTCAGAACCTTTATACGAAGTTCGTGAAATTAAAAACAATATTGACTTAACCAAAGACTTTAATACAATAACAACACCAAACCCTTAATATAAGTAATGCCTACAGTTAGAGTTGTACCACGTTCCCTCACATCATCTTATAATAAAAATGAGGCTGATTTTTCACCGAAATTGGTTGGACTTCAATTCACTGATGGTGCCTCTCTTTTTACTTTAGGTAACTTTCAAGTTACAACAAATGTAGATGGTAGGACGGTAAAAGATTTTAAATTGGGTGGTGAATGGTCTGAATATTATTCATTAGATAATTTAAATATCTCCGAGACGTTTTCAGAAGTATTAGATACAAACAATATAAATATTAGGTTAAATTTTGATAAAAAAAATGTAAACAGATATGCATATTTTGGTAGTTTTTATGAGTTAACAAAATCTTCAATAGAACAGATAATTCAAAAATGGAAGGCTTCTTTATTTGTAAAAACGACATCTAGTTTCAATAACCTTAGTACTAATAACGTATTTTCTTTTAACTACGATAGTGGTAATGATACAGCTACATTTTTAGTACCCAATACTTTAATTGTTAACAATTTTTTATTAGAAACAAACCAAAAAGATTTATATAACTTTGTACCATCTAATGAAATCTATAATTTACTACAAAGTTATGATAGATATGTTATATGGTTAAATGGTGATAATGAATACCCAATTATCGGATTTACTGGTGTTACAGATGACTACCAGTATTTAACTGTTACAACTAAAGGTAATCCATTCCCATCATTGACAGGTTCAACATTCGGTTCATTTAATTACCACATCAAACCAAACAGAGATGAGGTTGAAATGTTTTTTGAAGAATTAACCGATTTTGAAGAATTACTTTTAAATAGATTAACAAAACCGATATATACAAGTACGTTTGATGTGCCAATTCCTACAGAAGATGGTAATGTTTCTTTAACAAAAACAAATTTATCTTGGCCGGTTAGTGATGGTTATAATATCGATATTAATACACCGAGTTATAATAAGTATTTAGAAGATATTTTAACTGTTGCGACAAATTTTGACCTAGCTCAAACTAATTTGATATCTAGGAGATTTGTTTCTGAATCTATACACGAGTTTGATACCGATAGTTATAACATTAATTACGGTATGAAAATTACCAAAATGTTAAAAATTTATGGTAGGGAATATGATGAGGTTAAAAAATATATTGATGGTATATCTTTCGCAAATGTTGTAACATATAATAAATCAGATAATACTTCAGATGATTTAATAAAAACTATAGCTAAAAATTTGGGTTTAGATGTTTTATTAACGACAATATCGAATAATTTTGATTTAACACAACAAAACGACATCTCAACCCAAACTGTTTTTAGTGGTTACTCAAGAAGTTTATCCGCAAAAGAATTGGATACTGAATTATGGAGAAGATTGGTTATTAATGCTTGGTGGCTTTTTAAATCTAAAGGTACTAGGAAGGTTATTGAATTTTTCTTGAATCTATTTAAAATACCTGAATGCGCTATTTCCTTAAATGAATATGTTTACTTAGCTGAAAATAAGTTAGATTTAAACGAAGTTTACAAACAACTAACAGAAATTTTTGATGCTAATGTTGATATAACCACATACCCTTTAGATAACGAGGGTTTTCCTAAAATGGTTGATCAAACAGTGGTTTTAAACATTTTTAATCAAACCGATTTGTTTTCTAACTTTGGTACTGAACAAAATTACTTCCAAAAAAGTGGTTTTTGGTATAACGGAGGTAGTGATACAACAGATGGTAATAACCCACATATCGGTCCTTACGATTTTGGTAGGGGATATATGGATTCTTATAGATGTTTTGTTAAGGGTTTAAGTACAACTGGTTTAACTACTGTAACAACTTTTAATAACTACTTTAATAATTACAACAAAGGTACTTTTAGTTTTGATACAACACCTTATTATGGTACGGCTTACGCTAACACCTTAAATAATGGTTATGTACAAAATGTGACTGTTAACTCGGCAGGTATAACATATATAGGTGGTAATAACGCACCATCAACATCCGTACCTGGTGGAGACACATTTTCAATGAAAATAAGTTTTACTACTGGTACTAAAGATGTTTGTGATGTATGTAATTATGAATATTCCTATAATGGAAATGGTATGGTATATGCTAGTGGTGAACCTTTAATGGACCAACAATGTTGTGTTAATGATGGTTACTATTGGTTACCATCTAACGACACTACTCGTTGTTTTTGGTGCCCAACACCTAAATCAATATGTAG